CATTCTGTTCTTTGTAATACAATTCTACGGAAAAGAAAAAAGCTTTTTTATTCATAATTTGCTCCTCCAACGTTTTTCTTTTATTATACTACATCAGTACTGAACTACAAGAAAAACTTGAGAAAAGTGTCGAAATATGTTATACTACATACAACTTAATTAAGCCAAGTAGCTCGGTTTCGTCCCAACGTTCCGGGCTATTTTATGTGATTATAATATCACTTCACCGAACAGATGTTCAATGCACATTTTTTACAAATTTTCTACCCTCCAAATGCTAAAGGCTTCTGAATACCCCGTATATTTTTTATTTCGGATATCAAAAAGCCGGCAGGATTTCTCCCGCCTGTCATACTCTTACAGTGCTTCCAGTCCCGCTTTCCAGCTCATCTTACCGACAATTCCATCCGCCGTCAGCCCGTGGTTGCCCTGCCAGGTCTTGGTCATGCGCTCCGTGCCGCTGCCGAAATTGCCGTCCGCCGCCGCGCCAATGATGATCTGCCATACCTTTACTGCATTGCCCTTGCTACCCTTTTTGATCGTCTTCATGTTGTAATCCTCCGTATTTGTTGAGGTGGTTGTTGTCGCGGTTGTACCGGTGCAACTTACCGCCTTGTTAAATAATGCCTGCTCTGCCGCCCGGCGCCGCTTTAACCCTGCCAGCACCTTGCCTGCCGCCTTGTTATAATTCGGCATAGTTCTAGCGATCTGCGCCGCTGTTCTGCCCTTGCAAAGCTTCCGGAGGTTTCCGGCGCCTAAGTTAAAGGCAAAGCTGACCAGCGCATCAAACTGATTCTGATTGAGATTTTCGGTGATCGGAACGTACGTGGGATTGTTGACGTATCCCTCAAACTTTGCAATGTCCTGCTGCAGATATGCGTCCGCCCGCGCCTGTGTGATCGTCATGCCGCTATGTATGCCAGCCGTGTGACCGTACCCGATGGTCCATACACCGGCTGCGCACCGGTATGCTACCAGCCTGCATCCCTCGTACTGCTTGATAAGGGCAAGTCCTGCCTGTCCAATTTTTCTATTTGCCATAATTATCCCTCCACTTCCGGAATTCCCGCTACAGACGTGAGCAACGATACAACACCCGCCACAATCGCGGATGATACTACCATCTTCCAATCTACTGCCGAGATTACTGCTCCGGTACCGATTACTGCAACCGCAGTCTGTGCCATCGTCTTAAGCGCTCTGATGCCCGCGGCTTTCGCCCATTTCTGCGTGTCTACTGATACTCTGAGTACACAATTTTTCAACATACTACTTTTCCTCCTCTAAGTCCGCAATGCGGTGATTGATAACTTTTACCTGCTCCTCGATGACCGGCACACGCTGCGCGAAGTTGTTGTGCATCCTTACCTCTCTGGTAAGCTCGTCCAACTTACAGTCCGTGACCGCCTGCGCCATCTCAAGTTTGTGATCCGTCTTTTTCTGACCACTGCTGACCGTCATTACCGTGCCGATCAGCGTCAGTCCGCCTGTAATAAGTGCTGTGATGATTGATTCCATATCATTTCCTCTCTTTCTTTTTAATAAGTATAAATCCTGTCTCAGCAGTGTTTGTGCCAAGGTTGCCGAATGTCTGTTCCGTGCGTCAAACCAATCTTTCGCACTCCTATATCGTCTTTAGACAGTCCAGTTGATGCCACACATAGCATATAAGAAATACCAGGACGGCAATTGGGTTGACTTGTGGGTAAAATAGCTTAAGCATATTTTGCACCATAGATATCAACACGGAATATATTACCCTGATGCATCATAACATTATAGTTTCCTGCCTGTGCTTCAGCCGCAGATTGGCATACATACATATTGCCCCATACTATTTTTCCGTCACTGCTCCAGTATTTTCGCGTGACCCGTCCATCTTGTGTAAACCGTAGCCCCGAAAAATTTTCATTTCCGCCATAATGATTCTGCGCGAGCAATAATTCTTTTGTATTATAAGCGTTAATAGTATTCGCAGAAAGGATCACTTCGACAGATGTCTGATTGGGATCAAAAGTCAGCTTTGACATATTGAGTGCTGACTTGAAGCTGTCCATATTAAACATATGTGTGTGGGGACTACACCCGGCATAAATGCCAAAGTTATCACGTAGCATAATGTCTAAATGGATATCACACGTGGTGTTACTTGTAAGTATGCAGCATCCATTTACCAATGTTACAAATTTAACACCATTTTCAGTGACTATATTCCAGTAGTCTCCTTGCAAACTAATAAAGTATGCACCATATTGTGATGCAGATATTTTTTGGGCAAGCAAATTATTTATCTCTGTTTCAGTATAGTATCGACTATCATGATCTCCGGAATTTTTGTGTTTCGCTAAAGCATCGTTTTGCGACGAAATCGCCCCTGTTACAGTCCCGCCACCGATACGGGAAATATCTGTAGTCCCAAGCATTTTGTATAAATACCGGATATTCTTGAACATCTGCGATATCTTGGAAAAAAGCGACGCGTGCTTTTCCCCGCTTTCCAACGTTGCAACGGATGTCCAAGCGCTTGCATCGGCATCCGGCGTGTCACTGCTTGCAAAAGCAACGGTTGTATCTGATGCATCTCCACCTTCCGCCACTGCGCCGATATCTTCCGGCGTGAGATTAACATTGCCCTGCCGATAGGTTTTCTCCTTGTTCCCTTTGATCCCAGTCACACCAGACCCAGCTGTTACATCCCATTTCCCTTCGGATGTCCAGATGACGTTGTTACCCTTACCATAATAGATACCACCACCGTCATTAAACCGGTCGTCTGAGGTAAAATCATCACTGATGTTGTACATCCATCCGTTTTCCATGCCGGATGCCGGAAGATCTGCAAATGCAACCGTTCCCATCGGTATGATCCCATTCAGCCCCTGCGATACACGCTTTACCTGCTCGTAATAGTACTGTGCGTTATCGGTATCCTCTCCCTCCCGGCTCCCGGTACCGCCCACGGCATAGCTTTCCGCTTTGGTTGCGTTTGCCGCCGCATCTGCCCGGCTTGTTTCTGCCTTTGCCGCTTCTCCCTTAATCTTGGCAAGATAGTTTGGCTCCAAGTGCTTTTCCTCGATGCTTCCCTCTTTTACAACGGCTGATACCTTGCCGTCCGTACCGATGGCAAAAGCCACTGTATCAGTGTCCAAAAACTCATACTGCGTAATCAGCGCCGACAAATCTATGTACTGCTGTGTCCCATCAATCAGTGTAAGGATAATCTGCTGTGTAGTCGGGTCATAGTCAAAGTTGACGGCGATTTTCTCCATCTGCGTGTCGATCGTAACCTTTGAACCATTCTTTTTTGTGATCGTGATGATTCCGGTCGACTCCTCAAAGGTCACATCCGACACAAGAGTTGCCACCTCTGTTTTCGTGGCTTTTGTGGTATCCAGAGTAATCACACGGTCGTCAAGTATGTCTGTCGCACTGTCCAGTCTGTTAAGATTTACCTTATTTATAGGTGTTGCATCGCTCGGGTAATTTTCCCAGTTAATACGGCTATACGCTTTGTTCATACTTTTTCATCCTCTCTTTCAGGTTTTCTATTTCTTCATGTTGCAACTGCACCGCAGCGATCAGATCAGCAATCAGTTCCGTCTTATCCAGAGCATAGTACATGTTCCCGTCCGGATCCGGATTCTCGGAGCAGATCGCCCAGTCTTCATCTCCAATCGCCGCCAGCACTTCCTGCGCAATCAGACCATGCCGGTAATGCCCGTTCTGGTCGTAGTTATAAACAAATCTGCAAGGGCGCAAGGACTGTATAAGCACTGCGCTCTTCTCCCGGTCAAGGGATTCTATACCGTGTTTTAGACGCTTGTCCGAATAGGATTCCCAGCCGTAGGACGAGATTCCTTTTCCGCTTGAGAGCATTTGTGCTATGGTGTTTGCCGACGTGTCACGCACCACCACAGCAGAGTAACTCGCCGTGAGTTCTCGCGTATCTGCCGCCGACCGCAAACCATCCGTTCCCATTTGCACAAGAGTTCCTTCCCGTTTCAGTTCAATCAAGTTGCCCGTACTCTCTGCCGCGTCAATATGCACATACCCACCGGTCATCTCCACAGATCCCCTGAGTTCCAACAAATCAGCTCTAATCTTTAATCCCTCTGCTGACTGGTTAATTTCCGAAACGACACTGTCTCGGGAAACTTTGCTTGTGATCCCCTCTGCATTGACCTGTATTGCCGCCGCAAGCTGTCCTTCTTTTTCCGTTGCCCGGTTGACCTCTGCTGTGATATTCTCTGCCGTCTGGGTGATCTTACTGGATAGTGTGCCCTCGGCGCTCGTCGCCCGGTTGACCTCGGCTGTGATGCTACTCGCATTCTGGGTAATCCGTGATGATAACCCATCTGTGGTATTTTTTACCTCTGCCCGGATTTCTGATGCTGTCTGTGTAATCTGTGACTGCAAGCCTTTTTCCACATCAACAATCGTTGACTTCGTTTCCTCAATCGACCGTTCGAGAGTATTGCTCTTCCCCTTAAGCTGCAGGATACTTCTCTGCACGCCGTTGACTTTGCTTGTCCGGTACTCTTCCCCGTCAGCTTCCAGACTGTCCCTCATTGCCTGTATGCCTTTCAGCGTGCGCTTTAAGATGTACGATTCAATCAATTTATACCGGGTCTGCAGCCGCACCGCATCGCCAACCTCTAAGCAAGGATTTCCCAGGCAATCCGCCGTAAACGGTCGATATGTAACGCCAGTAATTTTTGCAAGGACATTATTTGCTATACTGGTCAGTTCGTCTGTTCCCTTGCCATATAGCAAAAAGTTCCCCTCGATCACATATGCATTGTTCCCATTGCCAACGATAACTCCAATGTCGTTTTCTTTCTCCCGGATCTGAAGCTTGTCTATCGGGCAAACGGTATAGTCCTCATACTTTGCAGACACGTAGATGCCTTTCCCTATACCGTATGATTTCGGATCCCGCGGAAAAAGATCATCTGCCGGATAGAGGTCGTCCGCGGGGTAAAGCCCATCAATATTCTGCTCAAGATACACATAATGGAACTTCCCATAGCGTCCCATGTGACCCATGCAGCCGTTTGCTTCAAGAACGCAGGATAAGGTTTCTTTTCCACCTATGGATTCGCCCACCGTGCTTGTCTCCGCCGTACCGGTACTTGTATCTGTCGACGCCGTGACTTCCACCGTCTTTTCGACGGTCATGCTGTCATTCACGAGTTCCACATCGTCCTGCTCCACATCGAAATGCGAAAAGAATGCATCCCGGAAAGATTTTAAGGTCATCGGAAACTTAAGCGTGTTGTACCACGCCGTCACATCCGCATTGACCACATCGTACAAAGCATCGTAAGCCACCACATCACGGTATTTTCTGTCTGCCGTAGGCGTATCGGAATAAACCTTATATCGTCCGATTTGAAGCGAATTCGCCGCATTCCCGCCGATCGTCATTTTTACAGTCAGCCACTTTCCTTTCATCGGTAAAAATACATTGGACACCTTGAACTTAATCATTCCGGCTTCACAGCAACCGAACGTCAACTCACTCTCGGAGCAGAGGCTTTCTGTCAGTTCAAATTCTTCCTGATGAAGTTCATTGTTCGTAATATTCACAAGCCCATCATCCGATGTAATTGTGATCTGCTTATCCACACTATTCTGCTTGAACAAATCCGCATACTCATAATCAATCAATTTACACTACCTCCATACCCAACAAACGCCAGCCGGAAAGAAGAATACTCCACGGTCGTCTCATCCGCATAATCAATGGTATATTCTATATCCGGCAGATAGCAGTCCATCGTTACATAATCGCCAAGTTCCGGCATCCACGCCGTGACAAGCGCTTTTTTCTCTGTCGCATTTGAATACTGTGCCTTGATGCTGTCCATCAGCGGGCGCAACGCCACTTCATCAATATCGTTTGGCGTTTCCCACTCAACTTTAATTGCAACATTCTGTAAGGCCTCTCGATGTAAGATGCCGTTTGCATCCCGGTAAGAATCCAGATCCTGCCCTTTGATGCCGCACTTGAATTTCTTAGCTTCAATGTATCGGAAAGGAACGGTATAATCGCCTACCTTTATCAAAAATCCACCGTATGCCATTTTCTCCGCTCCTCTCTCTAAAAATCAAATGCCGGCCTGCCGGTTCTCCGGAAATAATCATTTGCACCCTCGCGTACAACTTTGAATATGCCGCTTTCCTCTGCTACGATCCGCACCGTCTGAACACCTTCCATTTTGCTTGCGATCATTTCTGCAAGCGGCTCCAGATAGGACAGGTTGTTTTCCAGCGGAAGTACCGCTTCCCGACCGGCTTCTCCAATGTTTGCAAGGGTGCTACCGGTTGTGATGCCACCGTTAGCAAGGCGGGGGATGCTGATTGTCGACAATGTCTGCAGATTTGGGTGAAACGTTCCACCGCCCAGCCAATCCGGCATATCAAATCCAACACTATTCAGCGCTTCCAAAACCTTATTGACACCGGTTACTACACTATTTGCCATATTCTCAACGAAAGAAATTATTGAGTTGATCTTTTCCCTGAAACCCGACTTAATAGTATCCAAAATACCAAAAAGCGTTGTTTTCATGCTTGTCCAAGATTCCCGCCAACCGCCTTTGATATTACGCAGGGAATCCGAAATATGCCCTTTTATAGCGTTAATTGCTGCTTTCACACCATCTTTCATGTTGTTCCAAATTGTACTCAAGATCAGCTTCATCGAATTCCAGATTGCCGAAAACATTTCCCGGATTCCAGACCACGCCTGTTCCCAGTCTCCGGCAAAAACGCCGACGATAAAATCAATGAGACCAGACAGGAAATCCATGATATTTGCCACCATATCAGACACAAAGCCGATAAAATTCAACACACCCTCAATAAGGCTCTGGATGATTGGCATCAGCACCGGCAGGATATTTTCGATGATCCACTCGATAACCGGCACTAGCACCTCTTCCCAGAGTTTTTTCACATTGTCTATGACTGTCCCCAGCAAGCCAAGAAAGCTGTCGAGCATCGGTTGAATGTGCTGCTCCATGACTTCGTGGAATTTGGTTGAAATATTTTCAAGCACCGGTTGTACGTATGTATTCCAGAATTCCAGAAACTTCGCCGAAATCTCGTCCAGTCCGTCCGTCAAGCTCTGTATCAGCGGATGGATATGTTCGTCATACAAAGTTACTACTCCATCCGTAAAATGCTGCACCGTGTCCGAAATCGTCCCAGTAACATCCGCCACAACCTCAAGAATGCCCTCAAGAGCTGTCTTGATTCCCTCGCTGTTGTCAACAAATGGATCTATGAAAAAATGAAGCATATCATCGCGAAACTGCGCCTCCAGCAAAGTAACTGTGCCAAAAATATCCGCGAAAATCTGAATCAGATTTGCCGTGATCTGCTGCCCGTCCTCATTACCGAATGCCTGGAACACAAAAGCAAATGCTTCCGCCGCTTCGCCCGCAAGCTGTGCCACGTCAGCGCCGATATCGAACATCCGAATGAGGTACTCGGTGATTCTGCCGCTATTCTGCTGCAAATACAGGTCGATGCCGCCAATGATATTCTGTGCGATCGTAGCCCCTATACTGACAACAGACGCGCCAATCTGACCAACACTGTACGCCAGCGTCATGACAAAGTTGTCTGCCGCCGCCTGCAAATCTGCATTGCCAAAGATATCCGATAGAGAACCACGGATTGATTCGATACTGCCGCGAATATCTGCGATCTGACTGTCAATATCCAGCGCCGCCCACGTCTCATCCCATCCGCGGATCACTTCTGCCTTGATCTGCTTAAGATAATCAAGGAACGGCTGCAATTTACCGATCAGCGCGTCGCTTGTCGGCACTTCCTCATACATCGTAGAGGCATCTGTTCCACCGCCACCGCCGCCGGAACTGTTTGAGTTAATCACATTCAGTTCATCAAACCCCTGCAACGCTCCCGCCGCTTTCTTTGCCGCTCCCGCAGTGCCATTCAACGACTTCGCATAATCCACCTGCTGTTGCTTCGCCCGTGTCCATGTGCTCTTTCCAGAGAGCGCCGCCACAAGTTCATTCATCTTATTGACCGCCGTCGTGATCCAGTTGCAGAGTGTCACAATCGCCGGAATGACAGCAGATACAATCGGCGCCGCCAGCGTTCCCAGTGATGCTTTGAGTGTAGCTGTGGCAGATTTCAGCTCGGACATCCGTGAATTAAAGTCAGAGGAATACTTCGCCATGTTCTGGATGCCCTCTTTAAAGGCGGCAACCATTGCGTTAAAAGCCTTTGTTATCCAATTAAAAATAAACAGCGAGAGGGTTATTCCTTCCAGCCTTGATAAAAGTGTGGACATCAGCCCCGCGGATTTCTTTGCTGCTTTTCCAACCTTTTCAATCTGCTTTGAACCGGAGCCGACCTTGGCTTCCTTGGCGGCAACCTCTTCCATCTTTCTTTTTGTAACATCAAGCTGACGATTTACTTCCTTTAATTTCTCCGCTTTCTTCTGATACTCTGCTGTGCCTTTAGGGTCAACGTTAGCTGTTCCATCTGCTTCCATGTCACGCATCTGCGCTTTGACCTTGGATGCTTCTGCCCCTACCTGCGCCATCTGGTCTTTGATATTCTTCCACTTATCAGAAATTTCTCTGCTTGACCCATTTTCGTCCATTTCATTCAAGCGCATGATTAAACGGTCAGCCTGCTGTCCAATCGTTTCAAAATCCATCTCCATCTTCTTATAAGAAACGGAATTTGTTTTTTTCCCAAGAGCAACCCACTCTTCCATCTTTTTTCTTAAACGATCTTGTTTCGCGCTCACCGAATCAAGTGCTTTTTCTGCTTCAAGATATGGCTTTGATGGAACAAATTTTTCTGTGTTCTTTAATTCCTCTGATAGCTTTTTCCCCTTTGCCACCAATGCATCAAACTGACCTTGCAGATTCTTATACTCTTCTGTCGGAATCTTCATCTGCTCAATCTCACGCATCCCGTCAGAAAGTTTCTTTGCTTCACTTGTCAGCTTCTGAAACTTGGCTTCCAACTGCAACAGCTGGCTAGATGCTTTCCCGTTTTCAATTAACGTCCGTATTCTAATTTCTCCATCATATCCGCCAGCCATATGCAACCCTCGCTTTCTAACCTAATCCCAATTCCTTTTCTGCTTTCTTCTTGGCTCTGATCTCCGCCATCATCCGGTCATACTCATCGATGGCACCCTTTTCATCCTCTGTATACTCTTTTTTAACTTCCGGTTGATCCAGTGCATAGATCTGCTGCGCTTCCTGCACAGCTTTCTTTTCTTCTCTCCCCATCTTGGATGTGATCTTCTTACGCCGGATCTCAATGACCTGCATAAAAGCCGACCGTTCGTGCGGCATATTCCAGAGCAGACCGTTGAACATCCACCAGTGCATATCATCTAGGGAGAGATCTATCCCGTATATCTGCCGGAAATCTGCATAGATGCGCCACTGGTCGACATCATAGTCAATCAGCCGGCGCTTATCCTGCGAAGAACCCGACTTATCATGAAACCAGCCATTCAAGAACCACTCGACGCATTCCTGTAACTCATAGCCTACCGGATGCTCCCGGTCATCAAACAGCAGCCAGATCAGTGCATCACTCTTCTCGTACTCATTCAGTTCTTTGTCGTACTGGATAAGAAATACCTGTATGCCGATCCGAAATGATGTATTGATCTCGTACCCATTCCATTCGGCCGGCAGAGGATCAAGCATGACATTTATCATGCCCTTGCCCCTTTTCTGCTGGAGTTATAACGCTTTCTGGTCATCTCGTAACGTTTGCCGAACAGCTTATTCATTACCGGGATAACACCCTCGACAAACTCCACCAGTGCCGTTTCATCCGGCGTAATATCGCCGTAGATGCTCTGAACCGTTCCCTCGCCGAACAGTTTGTCAATTTCCTCGGCGATCTGTTTCAGGTATCTCACGCGGATACGATTGATCTGCAACCCCCTCTCCACATCAACCTCTCCAGAAACCGTTTCGTCCTGCTCGTGTTCCTTTTTCCATGCCGCCGCTTCCTTCTCGCAATTCTCCGAGATTTCCTGCAGATTATTGATGATCTTGGCAAAACGCTCCGCTGTGTCCGCATCTGCCACATTCACGCGCAATACTGTGATAAGATCTCCATCCTCATCCTTAATCGCAATCTTTTTCAGACCACTGTTTAATTTCAACTCTTCCATAAAAATTACCATCCTTTCAGAAATGGGGCAGGACTGAAAGGAACCCACCCCATTATGCTAATTTTTCATTAACACCTTATTTTGTAGCCCAAGAAAACGAGCCGTCTTCGCTGCTGATCGTAATTGTTCCCAGTTCCACATCGCCGTTACCGTTGATCTGGATTGTAGATTTCAACGTGTCGCCGCCGCTGCCGCCGGTGCTTGACGGGCATACCGTTACCGGTACGCGGATGCAATCACCCGATCCTGCTGTCAAATCCGTCTTATAGAACCGGTAGTAATACGTCTCGCACGCCTTACCGGTCGGGAACTTCTTGAACATATCGTCGATGGCTTCCTGCATATCATCCGACAGGTACTCGCGCTCCGGGGACATGTTAAGGGCGTATCCCTTTACTGTACTGCTTGCAGTCTTCATGTTGACATACTGGGTTGAATCTGTACTGGGTCCCCAATCTTCCGTGATCTCTGTATAACCATCGCCCATCTCTGCCAGTTTTCCAGCGTTGCCACCCATGAGCAGCCCAATGTCAAGCAGAGATACCATGTTTGTTCTGTCCTGCGCGAAGAACTGTAAATTAAATTTCATCTTCCATCCTCCTTATTTCTTGTAAAAATATTTCAGCTGCATATTTACAGCGTAAGTTACTGTTTTCTCATTCTGATTACCGCCGAACACCGGAGATGTCCTTGCGATCGCTTCCAATGTCAGATGCGGATCTTTAAATTCAATCCCACTCTCTTCCATCCACGCTGCAAGATTATTAAGCATCTCCTGTGCATCCATGCTCGCCTTATTGGTAGTTGGCGAACATTTATAAATGATCTGGAACGGCATCTGCGCCACATAGCTTCCACTGACATACTTTTTCAGATATACCGCTCCCTGTATCGGAAACACACCAATGGATCTATCCTCATTAATGGAGTTCCACTTCACGGTTGAATTGTCCGCCTTAAATCCCCGGGGATAATCCGGATATGCCAGCACCAATGCAAGAAGCCCTTTTCCTGCGTTCTCCGCATCCCGGATGGTAAGTTTTTCTGGTTCTGCCATTTATACACCTCCTACCTCAAAATGCGGCAAGATATCCTCATACTTGTCTACGGTCGTGACCTTATAAACATCATCGAAGTTCTCCTGTATCCACTCATACGCATATTCTTCCGGCAGTTCCACATCTGTACGGTCTCCCTTGGCAAAAAAATCCTCCGTAGGGTGGAATGTGATATAATTCTGTTTTTCCTCTTCCGGCAGTGCATCCCATGCTTTCGGGGGAAGGTAAGGCTTGAACGTTTTGTTGACGTCAACAAAATCTATGTACAGTTTCACTGCATCGGCGCTGTCAATGCCACTCTTGGAGACGTTCGCCCCCTTGGTTTCCACAAGGTCTACACTCTCAAGCAGTGTCGGATAATACTTCTCTTTCTCGGTCTCCGGATCAAAGGCACGGATGAAAAGGGTAACCGTCTTGTTATCGAAAAATCCCATCTCACACCCCCGCATACAATAATCCGGTGCCGGACAAGTATTCGCACATCATGTCATAACAAAGCCGGTTCTGCGCCGTCTTGTCGTTCAGCACCTTATCAATCAGCGTCTCATTGGTCCCAAAGCTGATCGACCGACCACCGGAAGACATCGACTTCACATTGCCGCCCTTTTCATCACTGGCGTGCGTGGTCTTAAAATCAATCTGATAGAGTAAGTCCGCCAGCGCACAGATAGCTTTCTGAATCTTCTCGTCATATTCCTGCAAAGATTCCTCTGTAATGTTCCCATAGGTCAACTGTTCCAGCTTTTCAGATGCCCGGTCATTCCACTTAGGGAAAAGGGATTCCTCGATAGAATCCCCATAGTATTTATTCTGATAGAAGTCATACGTGGTATATCCCATCTTGGAATCCCCCTTTCTTATGAGAAATCAACAAGCAAATTCTCGTTGAGTTCCTTGATGCCGTAGATCATATCAAAGGAAATCATGTCCTGCTTGTGCTCGGAATCGTAAGAGAATACGACACGGACGCCGAGACCATCTGCGGATGCAATGTATGCATTTTTGTTGCCCATCGGCAGTTCAAGGTTACGGGTCACAAGTGCCAGACCGTTCCGGTGGAATCCAAGAGCATGTGCCTTGTTCACAATAAAAGCATCTGTTGCTGTCGCGATGGTCTCCGGGATGTTCTGATCTACCTTAACCGTACCAGCTCCAGATGCAAGCGTTACATCCTCGGTCACAGTGTAGAGATATCCGTTCACGATAAGCTGATCACCTTTTTTGATGGTAGCCGCCGCTGTCTTTCCGTCAGAAACGGTAAACTCTGTGGCATCCTTCGTTCCGGTAACCTTGTAGGATGCAACGGTTCCTGCGGCATCGTTCTGGTTCTCCGGGCAGTTCTGGGACATAAAAGTCTCACAGGTATACACCTTGCCGATCTCGGACTCTTTCAGTGCGATAGAATCTCCCTTGTAGCACTGCTTTGCAAAGTTATCCAGCGTGTTGTACTTGTACAGGATCGTCGGCGGCAGAATTAAGCGTCTGTCCGTGCGCGGTGCCTTTGCCTGATCCAACGCCTTACCAACGCCGGCAATGTCCGAGATTACCGGTGTGCCGGACACAGTAGCTTTCTTCTTTGCTTTTGCAATACCGACCGCCAGAAGATCGGCGTCGATCTGCTGCGCCATAGCCTGCATGGCCGGCGTGATTACCTGCTCGGAAAAATTCTTGATATCAAGAGTCATCTCTTTGGCACCCACATTAACTGTGATATCTCTGAATCTGTCCATCTTGACCGTCGTAGATCCCTCTGTAATATCCTGTGCCACCGTCTGACCGGTGAAATTCTTCGCCACAAATGTAGCCGGCTTTCTCACGGTAATGGTATCGCCCACCTTTACAAACTCCTGGGAATAATCTCTGTGCACGAGATTCGCCATCGTAAGGTTGCTCTGTAATACCATCAACGCTTCATTTGCGATAATCTGCGGTGTTAAAATTGTGTTTGGCATAAATGTTCCTCCTTAATTACTGATTCTGTTCGCGCCACTTCTTATAGGTGGCAAAGTCCATTTTGTTCGGATCTCCGGTGATCGGCTCGGTCTGCGCCCCGGCTCCCATCGGAGTCGTAAATGTTGCCTGGTTCTGTTCCTGCTGCTGTGCCTGCTCGTCAACAAATGCGCTCGCATCATTCTTCTTGGCATCTTCTAAAAGGTCATTGAATCCAATCAACTTACCGTCCTTGACAGATACATTTTCAGAAATGTCACGCATGATAGCTTTCTTAGCAGACTCAGACGAAAACTTAACGTTTTCAAATGCCTTTTCCAGTAAATCGCTTTTTTCGCGTTCGGCAATCTTAGCATCATAATCTTTCTTTGCTGTCTCGGCTTTCTCTTTCCACTCGTCACGCTCTTTTGTGATGGTCTCAAGGTCTTTGCCGTCAAATCCCTTCAACGTCTTTTCTGCGGTCTCTGCACTCTCCTTGTACTGATCCCGCTCTTCCTCTGCTTTCTTGACTTTCTTATCAAGTTCGCCTTTGGAATAAACCTCCTCGCCGATGCTCTTCTTGATGGATTCCTTCATCTCGTCTGTCAGTTCCAGACCAAGTTTTTCAAGTTCCGTGATAACTTTTACCATGTTCCAATACCTCTTTCTTTCACTGTTTTTACTCCGGTCAGCCCGGCACGATAGAGTTGCTATTTTATCCATAGCTGGCAAAATGTAAAGAAAAAGCACGCCCAAAACAGGACGTGCCATCACATCCTATAGTTTTTCTAGGGTAGCGAGCGGATTCCTGTGCTCCGTCCGGTGCTTTTCACTTGTCAAGTATATTTTATCATGGGAATATAAAAGATTTGTGCCAATTTTTAGGCATGCAAAAAGCGCCTATCTTTCAAGGCGCTCTTGCTATAGTACACGAAAGGAGGCGCAAAACGAATGAGCATAACTCGTTCGGCAATATTATAATAACTCATGTGCGGAGATAATTTGTGCCAAAATAAAAGAAGAAGCGTTATGCTCCCTCTCCTAAATATCAAGTCTGCCCTCTCTGATTGCAGCACAGATCATAGATAACGATTCCGGATAACCACTGTAACAAACCTTTTGCTTTTCGCTTTCCGGGGCATCAGATTTCATAAAATCTTTTACTTCCTTTTCAGTCGCAAAGTATTCCTCTTTTGTGTACTTTTTTTCTTGAATTCTGGCAATTAATTTATCTGCCTCACTTGAATTTTCAGTAATAGCGTATTTTTTGTTATACTCGTGTATTATTTTTATGAGTCCTTTAATATCTGCCATTGCTACCGCCTTTCAATCTTTCGACAAACCCCATGACATCATTGTAATCTTCAAATGAAGCACCTGCTTGTCTCAAGCGTTCGTCAACCCTATTTTCTAACCATCGATACCGTTCTGGAAGCGGAACGTTAAATATTTCCTTTGCAAACTCCATATCTGTTCCAAATTTAAAGGACTCATTCAACGCTTGTAGAACAATCGTTTTATCTCCATAAGCATATACATTGAAAATATTCTTCTCACCGCATATCTGCTGTTTCAACCATTCTACAGTCGCCTCCTCAATATATTCGTTTGCATTGTATACCTCTGACTTATAATAGCTTGCCGAACACGAATGAAGCATTTCATGCCAGATTACACCATCGTCCGCTGTGTCAATAAGTGAAATATCGCAAGACCATTCCTTGACTCCAAGAGCTCCATTTCCAACGTGTTCACTATTTACGTTTATATTTCCACTCCACTTCGATGGTCTATCAGAATACTGCGTTATTTCTTCCTTTATCTGCCGCGCGGTCTGCTCAAACTCTTCCTTTGTTCTTTTAGTATAACCCACATTATCAGCTTTTTCCATTGGAGTTTTTGCGGAATTGCTATACGCCGTCGCCCTGCCATTCGCCTTTGCCGCCTGCTCCCGCTTAAATCCTGCCACCTTGATTCTGTCAGCCTGCGTCTGCAACCCGTTATCCGCACAGAATTGGTTGTACTTCTGGTTCTGCATCCGGAGCTTATACGCAAGTTTATCATACTGTGGCTGCAACATTTCTTTCACATCTGTTTCTGCCACGCCGTCAATCTCTGCCTGCTTTACAAGTAGCTTCCGCTTTGTCTGCCGGATGGCTCTCTCCATTGCTCTTTGCTGTTGCTGCAGTTCATACACCTTTCGGTTTTCCTCGCTGTCAATCTTAAGATTGCCGTTCTCGTCCAGATACGGATTGCGTAGCGATTTATTCCAAGGCTTGTGGGAATGTCGGCAGTTATATCCATGCAACCCAAGAGGATTGATAACACGACCAGTTCCGCTCACAATATCATACCCTGTCATTTCTGCCAGATTCGGTGCATCCGGTTCGCTCCCGGATATTTTATAACACCTACCCTGCCAGTTGTCATGACCGGCAAGATACGGCTGCCCTTTGCCCTGTGTTCTCGCGCCCAGATGAGCCGATACAAGCACGTACTCCACATTATGCTCCGCTATGTAATGATTGGTTACCTGTGCTGCTGTCTGGTTCATGGATGTGACCACACACATTCTGACCGCCGCTTCCAGTGTCCGGCGCGTTCCGGTTGGGTAATCGATCATGATTCCGGTTTTACCATACCGGTCCAATATATCGCACACCGCGGCACTGTATGACTGCACCCCTGCTGCCACACGCATCTCGGCTTCATTGAGCATATTCATGAGATCTCGCTGTGACTGCATCATGGTGGAACGCGTCAGATTGTTCACTTCTCCGAGCGTTTTCTTAAATTCTGCATCTAGTAGCTCCATGACAACCGGATTTTCAAGTGGGGATACCGCATCTATTCCAAGGCGGGACATCGTGCTTTTGTCGTCGCCCCAGGACGTCAGCACCGCATCCTGCAATAATCTGCGGATCTCTGCTGTTGATTTCTGCATAAGGGCAGACAACCGCTTCACAATCTCATTCTGGTGCAAGCCCAGCTGCCGCAACTTATACAGTTCCATATCAGCTGTTCCCGCCATAGCCCCAGCCTTAAGCAGCCGCATGGCAATATCCTGCAATATCCAATCCTCAAGTTCCTGCTCATATGAAATTAACACATCCGATTTTCCATAGAAATAATCCGGTTCCAGCATATTTATCCCTTTCCTACTTCACGCCTTACCAAATCAAGCCACTGTTCCCCGTGTTCCTCCTTGGCATGTTCAAACCAATGGTCGGTTGCTTTGGGGTTAAATGTTTTATTATATGTGAGTAATCGACCTGTTTTCGTTTTATTTGGTGGAGACCACCACCCCGTAATATTACCTTCATCATCCCTTATCGGTATATTAGGTCCATATATCTCTCCCTCATACTGATAATGTGCATATGGTGTATTTGTCGAAATAAGACCGGGCTCGATAATATGTGTTGCGCCTACCATTGCTCCCTCTTGATATGGCATATACGGAATCATGTCATTAAGCACCTGTTGATCTAACAAATCCTGCGCCCGTCTCACATTATCATCTATGCGCTTGGTATCAATCTGGATGCTTACCATGCCGACAGTCTTGTTGTATTTCATTCAGCCGCTTCCCTTTCTATTTGTTTCTTAATGGCAGCGCATCTATGCCGATGCCTGCAATAAATGGTTGTTTCTACAGTTCTGCATCTGTCCGCATATTCACAAACATTTATTATCGCTTCTGGCGCTAATTCTTCGCATTTTTCACAGTAACTCTCAAAACGTGTATGTATCATTTCTACTCCTCCCCGAACAATCCTTTTTCCTGTGCCCCACTCGCTTCCTCAACTGCTGCCTTTGCTTCCTCTTCCGAATATCCCTCAAATCTGACAAGATACTGCCATTTCGGGATATAGCCGGAGTTGGCAAGCGTGAGGTTTCTCATTCTGTCCTCTTCCTCGTTGTAAGTAATATCGCCGAAGTCGTACTGTGGTTCATAATCTCCGGCTGGCGCAAGGTTGTATAAATCGGCAAAGACCGACTGTGCATAGAATAAATCATCAAGGCAGCTCTGCATTGCATCCCGGACATCTTTAATAAGCTGGATGGTGCGCCTGTCGTCAGACTCTACCTGCGTGGCGGTTACCATGCCGGTCTTTTCATCAATGACAAAATACCCATTGGAGAACCCGCACTTCACGCCTACAAGGGATAACTGCTGATTGATTCCGCTCTTTCTCGTGTCCGTGTTCAATGTCGGGTTGACCTCATGGTACGTTTCCTCTGCATCCATTCCTGCCATTGCCTTGAAAAACTTAGGCAATTTTACCTGTGGTCTTACTGTGTTGCCTTTCTCGTCCTTGTATGCCGGTTTGGCAATAAGTCGATCATCCACTATTACCATCCTCCGGCTTTCCTCGATTTCCTCCGCATTGCGGCTATATGCAATATCAAGGTCTCTCAATTCCTCAATCGCATCAGCAAAGGCAGACAGCCCGAGAGGACTACTCAAATCAATATCGTTAGAGGACGGCATCCGGAACAACCCGAACAGCATCGAATTGATCTGCTCACCGTTCCTCTTCGTAATGTGCACATCTGGCTGCAATGCCGCCCAGTTTGTCATACTTAAGTCAATCGGCTTTCCGATCTCCCCGGCGTTCTTCGACACGAACGCTCTGTTCGATATAGAGTAGTAGGTTGTCTCGGTGTACTCTTCCACATCCAGCATCCTCACGCTGGCGGTAAAAAATCTGTGGTATTCCAGCTTTGTGAAATACTCGTCTCCCTCCCGGTAGCTGTCCTGGAACACAATGCCGGTTATGTTGTGATTTCCATCAAGGCTTGTTATCTCAAATCTATCTGGCGTTACCAAATCCACGCCGGTTCCGTTCGGCTTTAAAATAACTGTACCACAGGCACACATAAGTTCCGTCCACTCCCGGATGCGGTCATGCACAGACTTCTCCCAGAACTGCGTCATGTACTCTTTTCTCGCTCCGTCAAATGTCACATCAATCGCAAGCGTAGCAAGTCTGCCGATTTCTCCACAGACGAATTTTGCAAATTTGATTGTCTTAATTCCCTCTTCCGGGTCTATCCAGTCCGGTTCGCCCTTATAAATCAACATCCAGTTCTGGATTGCCTTTTGCATATCCCCGGATGTAATGCCAGTCACTTTGAACTGGTCTTTTACTTCTGACAGGAACATTCTGCTCCACCATTCTTTGATAGCTGACATAATTCCCATTAAAGCACCTCCAGTTCTTCAAATACTTTCATTATCTTTGGTGATTGAATTGCAAACCAATCCGTAATCTCTTCTGATTGCCCCCACGCCGTAACATTGCCGCTGTTGTTCCACAGTCCCGACTCAAACAGAAAAGCGTGAATGACTTCATGCCGTAAAACTTTTTTGCGATACACATCCAAATCCTTTATACTGTTACGGTTGGACTCGAATTTAGCCACAACAATTCTTTTTACAGAGTGATCCATTGCTCCATCTGCGTCTTCTGGAAGCATCTCATCCGGTGCATCCATGATAACTTCGTATTCAGTTCCTAATATATTTACTGTCTTTTTCATTAAATCAGCCCCCTGTTATATCTTCGTGCTACTGTATAAATAAAGTACCTGATAAGGTCCATGTGGTGGTCGTACTCCTTAATGACCCTGTCCTCGCCTACCGCCTTTTCATCCCAGGCATACGCTCCAAACTCTTTTCTCGTCTCCACGCAGCTTTCATGTATCTGGAGCAATCCCAGATTCAGATACTTCGTGACCTCTTGAATTCCATTCAGTACGTCATTGTTACCGTCTGTGCAAGTAAATTCGCCGTACTTTCGAATGGTGGCTTTCATTGCTGCCGCTGATGGGTCTATCACGATGGATGTGATCGGGAAGTCCCCGGCGATTTCCTGTATCATTTTGTAATATGCTTCGTTGTCAATGGTTACGCCCTTTTCTCTGCCGGAATAGTGCCCCTCCCGGAGCATCCTCACCCTGCCGCTATTCTGCAACTCCATCAGCCCTACCGCGAACGGGTTCATAGTTCCGTAGTCGATGGAAAGATAATAGGATGACTGCGGGCTGTACTCATATTCTCCGTGGAAGATGTTCTTTTCCTTATCGAACATTCCATAGACCAATCCCTCGGCAATCACCCACAGGCCAAGGATAAAGCGGTCATAGAATACTCCGCTATACATTGCCCGGTATCGCGCCTTTACCTTTTCAGAAAGAGAAAGGTTATCGTCCATCGTAAAATGCAGATATATGATTTCTTTCAACCCGTCCGGCTTATTTTCCTCGGCTGCTTTCTGCCTTATCTCCTCAACCTTTTTCTTTCCAAGATACCCGGTTGATTTATCTATCCAGTTTTCCTTGAACCAATGGCTGGGGCTGTCCGGGTTGCAGTTAAACCAGAACTTTGAACCATCCACAGAGCAACGTCCTGTTGCCTGATTCACAAATGATTCCGGCATGAGGGCGACCTCGTCAAAGAACATACCGGCTAACGTGATACCCTGTATCAAGTCCTGCGACCGTTCATCCTTACCACCAAAGATATAAAAGAAGTTGACTGTATCGCCTTTACTGATCTCAACCATGTTATCTGATCTATGATCCATCACCTTATATCCGCGGCTCTTGAGCATCAGTTTCAACCAGAACAGAACGTTTCGCCGGAAGGAACCGATTGTTTTTCCTGCCATGCCAAGGTTCTGCTGATTGAATGTGCTCATAGCCCACAGTGCAAAGCTTAGTGACATACTTAACGTCTTGCCGCTTCGGATTGCTCCGTCCGCTATAATGCCGTCCATATCCTTTACCGGCGATGCATCGCACCACCACGTCAGAACTTTCTTTTGCTTCTGCGAAAACGGTCTAAACTCAAAGCCGTTCTGCTTATACTTCTGTTTCATTCTCACAGCATTTCGCATAACGTTCGCTTTCAAGTCAGCTATCCGTTCGTCAATGTTTTTCCAATCATTCATCCGACCACACTTCCTGCGCCGACGCATTCAAGGCATCTAAGAAGTTGTCCTGTTCCGGCGTATCGTCTGCGCTCTCTTTGGTCTGCATCTCCAGCTTAAGAAGTTCCAGGTCAAGCTTGTGCTTATCAAATTCTTTCCGGTGCTTATCCGTTGGATTCATCTCGAAGAACATCGTAAGCCAATCAATTGCCTTTTGTCTGTCTGCCAGCTTGATAGATACACCATCTTTTCCACGCTTAACCTCTTGGATAATCTGTGTATCTGTGTTCGTTGATTCTTTCAGATCAACAGTGCTAATCATATATTCAATACCTGTCTCTGGATCCTCAATCTCTTTCTGCCCGAATGACATATAGTTTCCAATATCTGCAAAAGCAATACGCATCTGTAGTTCCACAATATCGTCAGTTCCAGCAACTATCTGCTGACGCTTGATTTCTTTCAGACGTTCTATTTCTCGGTGAATACTATCTTTCACTACCAATAGAGGTCCTTTCGCATTCGCCACTTCATAGCTGCACCCATAGGCATTCAAATAGCTTTGGGTTGCATTAAATGTCCGGCTGTAATATATGCAAAACATCTGCTGTTCCGGTGTGAGTTCATTATTCTGTAATGTTTCTTTTGTACCATCATCTATAGGCGCTACCGCCTTGGGTGCACCCTTACCTTTTTGTGTGCACACCTTTTTACTTTTGGGTGCACCCTCTTCCCGATTCCACCCATACCGTTTCTTCCAGCTTTTAACAGTGTTGATAGTGGTTCCGTACTTCTCGGCAATATCTTTGTACTTCATACCGCTCATGTAGTCTTGTTCTGCTTTCTCGTAATTCTCCACTATCTCACTTCCTCTCTGCCAAATGGTATTTTCAGAGGATTTGTACCAATTTAGGGCATGAAAAAAGAGAGGCACTATCCTCTCTCTTAATCTCATTGAATTTGTAGCACTAATGGGAGAAGCACCTTTCCAACGTCAATTCCTTTATCTGCAATCCATTTAATAATAGACTTTGCGTTTTCCCATTTCTTAGTTTTTCTTTCATCTGACTTCACTATATTTTCTAATTCTTGTATCTTCAATAATATCTCCTCTACCTCAGAATCCGGTAATGCCGTCATATTTTCAACCGTTTCTCTTTCCATCTCAAAAGACATATTCATCTCTACCGAATTAGAATTTGTGTTATTATTATTAATTGTAATTCCAGACGCATCCTGACTATATATGTTTACATATTCCATAGCTTTAAAGAGTTCCAACTTCTCGATCATAGTTTTGATGTTCTCCAAACACCTTTCTCCAGTATCATCATAGAATAAATCATGCAATCCGCCATCAAAACCTGATATTATAGCATTGTACTTTGATTTTAATCTTCGATGAATTTCTTTTCCTGCACGAACATCATGTTTCTCTATAATTTCTTTTCCACTTGCGATATCTTGATCTATTATCTTTTTAA